CGAGATGAGTGGCCCGCCGATCGACTGTGGTGATGCCGATTCCTAGCATCCAGGCGATCTGCTTGCGAGACATGGCTTCAGACAGGAGGATGGAGTCTTCCTGTGGAGTCCAGATATGATCTGGTCTCTTGGGCCGGCGGCTTTCTGCTCTCATAGTGAGGCTCTCCTAAGGCTGCGGAACTTGCGTAGGGCGCGAGTGGAAGTCTCGAAGTATTCTGGGTCGATCTCTAGGCCTAAGACTTCCCTGGCTCCGAGGCTCTCGGCAGCGCGGAGGCTACTGGCGCTGCCACAGGTTGGATCTAGGAAGCGAGTGTTAGTATCCACTAGCATAGTCATGAAGTGGCGAAGCATGGGCTCGGGTTTGCAGCTGGGGTGAAGACTCCGATCGGAGGGACTTACGTATGCGTCCGCCATCGGCTGGACAAGGTGTTGATCTCCTCGGCTAAGTAAGAGGCAAGTCTCGTAGATGTGTCGGGGCTGTCGGCGAACGTCGGTAACCAGCCCAGAGTTATCGGACTTAACCCAGACCAACGGCAGATCAAAGACTCGAAGGCTGGGAGCATTTGCTCGTATAAAGTCTTTGGTCTTAGCCTCTCCATCACGGCGGCCGGAGTACCAGAACATGATATGCCCGGCGATGGACATAAATCTGGAGAGGTTCTGGCAGAAGCAGGTAAGGAGTTGCCAGTAGATATCTTGGCTATCGTCATACTTGGGGCCTCCGCTGCCACTGGCCTGGCCGCCGGCAAACACGTCTATGCCGTAGGGGAAATCACAGTGGATTAGGTTGAACTTGGGACCAGAGTAACTGGGGGCCCAATCTAGAAAACTGAGCTGGTGGATGGAAACAGCTGGCTGAGCCGGAGCTACCAGATCCGAGATGGATGCATCGCCGAGTGATGGCGCTGGGGGAAATCCATTACGGAGACTGCTGCTACGCTCTCCAAGACTGACATCTGGATTTGATCCAGCTGGAGAATCGGGCTTAACAACCAGCTCCGTTGTGTCGAACATCTCCTGAAGGGCATCGCCGATGGCTCTCTGGTCTCGGCGAGTGAGAGTATTATAGGCCTCGGCATAGGTACTGGCATCGGAAATCTTGGGATCATGGAGGAACTCGCTGATCTTTAGGTATTTGCTGACGTGGCCTTTGGTTAGACTCAGGGCCTCAGCGGTTTCAGTTAGGGTCCAGTCGGGATTCGAGTCCAAGTATAGTTTATGGATTGAGGCAACAGCTCCGACAAGTTCCTGCCACTCGAGATCCCGCCGTTTGATATTCTCCTCAAGCTCGAAGATTGCAGACTCGGTAGGGCTGAGATCGCTGGCGAACCGCACGGGTATATCCGGAAGTTCGAGTTCACGAGACGCCTCAAGCCTGCGCTCCCCGGCCACGAGATATATTCCAAAACCGAGGGTTCCATCACGAGACTCCACTATGATTGGATTGATGACGCCGCGGAGAGCTATGGAACCGAAGAGGCCCTCGGTTTTGATCTCTCGGCGCTGGCGGGCTTCACGGTCGACTAGGATAGAGGTCAGTGGCAGGCGGCGGAACTCGTCAGTGATGGCCATGGGGAGAGGGTCCGGGTTGGAAGCTGAGGGAGAATTGGGGGGCAGAGCGCCCCCCAACTAGTTACTGGCAGAGCCTAGACTCCGACGACCTTGCCGACCTGGTTGCCAAACTCGCCGGACTTCTCGCTGAGGTACTGCTGGATTTCAATCAGCACCTGACAGCCGATAAGTTCCGGCAGCACGTCCTGGATCTGCTTACCTGCTAGCTCCAGTCCGCAGCCCTTCATGAGGTCCGTAAGGCGCCAAAGAGCGTCCTGGGTCAGGAAATAGTCTCGGCGGAACTGACGCTTGGACAGGTCCACATCGGACTTGGAATGCGAGGCTCCTTCGGAGTCAAGCCAAGTGTCCTCGGTGGTGACTGCCCAGTCAGTCGGGACTAGGTTGAAGCGAATGTAGGGAGTCTTGTTTTTGTTGGCGTCTCCAAGTTCGTACTGCTTAATGATGCCAGGATAGTCCCCGGCCGGGAGGATCGGGGGCTTTTTGATGGAGTCGAGAGGGACTGAGAGGAGTTGAGAAAAGTCAGCTGCCATGAGAGTTGGTCCTGGTGAGTGGGAGGACGAATTTGCCAGCGTCCTCCGTTCTGGCATCAGCAGCAAGGCTGCTAGATCTGGAGAGAACTGCGTGGGAGAGGGTATTGATGAATGGAAGCTCGAATTTGTTAGTAAGATCCCAAGCGAAATCTCTCCAGGTAGTGGAGATATATTTCCCAAGAAAAGGATTGGTGGGTTCTCGGCCTAGAGCCTTCATCTCGCCCTCACATCTGCAAAGTAATCTGCAAGTCCGGTTTCGATCGGATATTCGGCCTTGACCCGCAACGGCGCGGCAGACTTGAGTTCGATCATATCGCTGGTATTGGTTAGGATCATGCGTTTTTCGAGGCTGCCTTGCCCGCTGGCCTTGACTCGAAGGGCGTGGTTGAAGTACTGGCCAACTTTTGGCCCGATGGCCTTGCCGATGGTCTGAGGGAAGCCACGAGTGAGCTGGGAGCCAGGCATCTCGCCGTAGGCTATATGGCAGATCATGATGATATTAGTGTTGACTGCAGAGCTGTATAGCAGTTCCAGTATACCCTCAACGAGGTTCTGTGACTTGAAGTAATGCGATTGCTCAAGAGGAGCGAGCATTTTGCCCTCCATAGCCCGTATGTAGTTAAGGGCAGCGCGGCTGAGCCTGGAGAGCCCGTCGATAACGAGAATATCCTCTGGTCCCCAGTTGCTGACATTACCGAAATCGGAAGTTCCATCTTTCCAGGCTCCTAGCTGGGTGGTGATCTTTTGCCAGGCGTCGCCGCGAGCTATTAGGTTTGGTCCCTTGACGCTGACTGACTCGTCAATCTCGACATAGCTGAAGCGATCGAGGACTGCAGCTGCCTGTTCGGCAGTCCAATGCCCTGGGTTAGCACGGGTATAAATAGATTTCGGGTTGATAAGGAAGTCTTTAATAATCTCCGCTCCCTTGTCCAGATCCAGGAGCCTGACGTTATAGCCAGCGGCCGCAAGGCTACACAGTGCGCCGGTCTTGCCGGCTCCCGTATGGCCGAGGAGCAGCATCTTGGTGATTTGACTGGCTGGGTAGTCGCGGAAGTTGGGCAAAGGCGTGTATCCTAAGTTGGAGGGCTTGGGTCATGTCTCACCTCGGGCTACGAGTGGATCCCAGACCCGGCGAGTGAAGTTGGCTTCTAGCCAAGTCTGGCGGGCTACGGGACTGCGACTGCAGACCTTGCGAAATTGGCAGCCACCGTAGACTCCACAGCTCTTGTCGTTCTGTGGCCAACTACCAGTCGCAGCACAGTGCTCAATCTGAGCTAGCCAATGCCCGGCGCCTTCGTACCACTCATTGATTTGCGCTTCGTCTCGTGTGATTGGGAAGCGAGAGAATCGGCTAAATCCGACTCCAATCTGTACACCATCGATAATGAGGCCCGAGACAGGGATAGAGTACCCCACCCGACCCGCAAGAGCGTAAAGGGACATCTGGTTATCCGGAGTAAACTGACCAAAGAACCGTTCATCAAGGGAATGGCCAGTGGTTTTGATGTCAACGATGTAGTATTGCTCATGGAACCTCGCAATGCGGTCTAAGTGGCCGCAGAACAGGAAGGCTTCGCCGGTCAGTCGTGACCTGTATCCGCTGTCGAACCTGAAGCTAAGCTCGACCGCAGGGCGGCCATTAGCGAGTTGAACGGTTTGGAGGGGGTCATCCTGGCCGAGGGTATCGAGGTACCAAACCACGGTTCGGACAAGGGTGACCCGAGTCTTGATTGGAATATCGGAAAGCCACGGGCGGCCAAGCTCCGAGTTCCATGTAGACTGGAGGACTTCCCCCAAAGATTTGTCAAGGGCGTCCTCATGTCCTGCTCCCGAGCTTCTTGCATAGTCATAGGTCTCCCGAGCTTTATGCAGTGCAATTCCGAAGACAAGATGGGCGGACTGGAGGCGAGTCTGCCAGCCTTCCACAAGGGAGTAGTAGTACCGCCGGGGGCAGATTTTGAACTCCCCGAGGCTGGTGGAGTCGATGCCCAGTTGGAGGGTGGGGAGCTTGGTGCTGAAGCTGGAGTTGAGTGGGCGCGGGAGCAGAGCTGGCAGTTGGGCGCTCATATTCCCAAGTCCTCATCGCTCACCGGCTGCGCATCGGCTGGGGAGCTGAGAGCTATGGCCTTGCGGACCTTGGTTGGGGCACTGGCAGCTGTTTTCTCTAGCCGCTCCCTGTGCGCTCGGAGGGCTGCCACGATGGCGTCTCGGTCCTGACGCGTGAAGCCGAGGGGGTCCCTGTTCATGAGTTCCGTGAAGGACTCAGGGCTGGCCT